TCTATAAAACTTTCAAAAGTTATGCGTTCAGCCGGAGTTGGAGGCATAAATTCAACATCAAAAACTAAATGCCCATTGGCGATTTCCGTTACAGGATTTTTATCGGGGTTATATGAACACTTGCCATCAATAAGTGCGCCACGCCCGATCAATGTCCTAATAAATGCATTTACAGATTCATTTATTGAATCGATTAAACCGTCATCTATTGGGAAATCGATAAACTGTAACATTGAATATTCAACACTCTCGTGAAGAATATCAGCTGTTCTTCTTATGTTTATAAAATTAGTAACGTGTGTTGAACTTGGGTATGCTGATGAACGGTTGCCCCAAGTCCTAAAGCCTGAACCGTAAGAATTAAATACAGTAACAACACCTGCTTCGTTTAAGGTATTAACTTCACTTGATGGATCGTTAATCATTGAAGTTAATTGCTTTTCTACACCAACAATTCCGTTAATTGATGAGTTTGAAGGACTCCAATGATAACCTTTATCGATATCTTTAGCGGCAATTACTCCGGCCAATCTTTGAGAATATGGCTCTAAAACATTTGAATCTGTTTTAGAGTCATAAACTTTAAGGTGGGGATAACACAAGACAATTCTATCGGAGGCAATATTAAAGTTTATTGTTCCCTGTGCGCCACGACCTGTTATAACATCTTGAACTGTCGCACCAACAGGAGCATCAACTAATCCGATTGCTCGGATTTTATCGCATATAGTATTTAGTGCAGATACAACGGCTGTTTCTTCACAATATACAGGAGCTATTATGGTTTTAGGGAAATATCCAAATAAGGAATAGCAGTCCTCAAAGGCTTTCATGCCTGTTCTTTTTCCTGTTATAGGATCAACACCACCAATAATATCTGCTTTTAATACATCTGAAACAGATTCGTGTTTAGATGGATCAAATACATTTACAACAATTACAACACCTGCGCCCTGATCGAAAATTGCTTGTAGTGCTTGAGGTATTGTATAACCATTTTTTGGTGAGCCGAAGTATTTAACGGCATCAATTTCATTTAATATAAGCGTTGGCTCGTTTACTGTTCTGAATTCAGCATCAACATCATCTATCGGTGCTGTTCCAACAAGTCCGACTACTGCTGTTTTAACAGTTCGGATTGTTCTTGCACCTTTTTCAATTTCTATTGTTTCAACGCCATGTAAAAAACTTGCAGGCATTATATTTCCTCCATTTCTTCTATACTTGGGGTAGAGAGTCTAAATTCTATTTCGTACTGCCATATACCATTTGTTTCAGATATAAAGCCTTCTTTGTTTGGGGTTAATTTTGTGCATTCGGGGATTTTATATCCGCATAAATATTGCTTAACTTTATCGAGGGTTTCATAAGCACCGTTATTATTACGCAGGTTTCTTGTAACGACAGTTATTGCAAAATTAAGACCTTTGTCTTGGGATATAATCCCTATTGAATTTAAGTTGGAATAATTTCCGCCTCTATAATGTACGAGTATTGCACCGACAGGATGGAGTAAAATAAATTCTTGCGGTTTTTCAGGGAATCCCTGAACTAAAAACTGTGGGAATTTATCTTTTAAATATTGAATTATTGAATTCTCAATATCCCTAATACTCAAAATTCATTACTCGCTTATTAAATAACCTGTCTGCTTCTGTTTTATTTGTTCTGTATTCCCCTGAAGTTCTGACGTTTGTTTCTTCTTCCGTTTGCAGGCTAATTATTCCTTTTTTAAGATCTTCCAATGTTTTAATTGCATTTTTGTATGCTTGTACAACTGATTCGGGTATTTCCGTATAGATTCTTCTTGAATAAAGGCGATAAATACTTAAATCAATCGCTATTATTCGTAATAAAGGAAAGTGGTTATTTAAGGGTAGTGTGTATTTTCCCCTTAAATAACCATCAATAAGGGTAGAGGAGTAGATAAGTGCTTCCTCACAGACAACCGCATCGACAGTTTCCTGTTCGGGGTTGTCATTAGTTAGCTGGATAAGGGTATGTGTACTAACTTGTTTTTCAATATCTTCGGGGGTACAGTAGAAAGACATTAAATGCCTCTGATTATTCTGATGACATCACCATCTGCTCCGTCATCGAGAGCATAACCATTTGATTTTTGATTATCACCTAATGTGACTGCTTTCCCATTGGCATCTGATGTAATTTCAGCTCCGGCTGTTATCGTTCCACCTGCTTCAACAAGTAAAATACCCGTTGTTGCAATTGGTGCATATTGACCTGATTCGGTTTCAACATCACAAATGCCGTAGGCTTTTTCTCCTGCTCCTGAAACTGCACCACTAAAAGAAATAAATCTTTGTTTAGGTAAATCAGCAGTCGCAAGCACAGAATCAATCAATAAAGGCTTATATAGTTTATTTGCCATTTTCACCTCCTGATTTTTCAGGGTTTTCTGTTTTTGTTTTATTTTGAGTTTTATTTGTTGTAGTGGTTTCTTTTACTACAGTTAATACATCTTGCAATTTAGTAGCTTGTTTATCATCAAGCTCAATTACATCACCGATTTTATACAAATCACCATTGTGCAAAATGTTAGTGTTTTTAATTTTGTATTTTTTAGTTGCCACCGTTACCTCCTTTTGTTCCGTTTACATTTGAGATTAAATAACCGGCTTCAGCTCCAACGAGGAATGGTGTGTAAATATCTGTCGCACGAATGTAGCGGACTTTGTTTCCTTCTTTTTCGTACTCATCGATTTGAAGAGCATCTTTTTTGCGAATAGTGTAAGCAAACGCAGGATCATACTCAGTTCTTGCATTAAGTTTTGGAACATAAGCAAGGATGATATTGTTTCCCCATACTCTTTCAAACTGGTCGCTTGCATTTGAATAAATCGCCTTTCCAATGACAATATTTTCAACTTCAAAGAACTCTTTTAATAAATCAAGAGTTACGATTTTATTCGTTGAATTAGCAATCAAACCTTTCAGAGATTCATTCCTTTTCAATGATTCCCATACTTCTTGTCCCATAACGAGAGTGTTTGGATCTTGACCGATTTGTCTTGAAATTGCATCTTTTGCATCATCAATTACACCAACAGGATCGGAATCTTTATGTGTAAATTGACTTGTGCCGGATAAAGCAATTTTATTTGTTGCAGGATACTTTGTTGGATCTTGTGCTAATGCGGCACATTGTGTTTCAAGTTTCAATAAAAGTCCCTGTGTTACAACATTTGTTGCGTGTACTTGCAACTTGATTTTACGAGCTTCTTCCTCTTCTCTGTAATCGATCGGATAAGCCAAGTCGTGTTCTGTAAGGGTTGTTGTATGCTTTTTAAATCCTTTAGGACTAATTACATTTGAATTAGCTCTAATTGCACGTTCTGTGTCATAAACTTGGAATGCTTCTTTGTTAAATTCAAAGATATCCACTTTTTCCAAATCTGAATTAATAACAGGAAATAAACTTTCAGCAATAAATGAATTATTACTATATCCTCGTGCAACTTCGGACAAATAGGCATTAATTCTTAATTCTTCTAAACGCCCCATTTATACCTCCTTAATCTTTAATAGTGCTTCACGAAATGAGATATTTTCTTCTTGGGCGATAGACTGTGCCTGTTTGAATATCTCTAAACTTTCCTCATCTGCATCAGCATACTTTAGTTCATCATCAGTCTTTTTCTTTGCATTTTTTTGTGCAATTTCATCAAACTCAACTTGCTTCGGTAATGCACAGATGAATGTTTTAAACTTATCGATGCTGTTGGAGGACTCGTCAAACTTTTTGACGTTGTCCAAGTCCTGTAAAATATTTAAAACAGCATCTTTATTAGCAGGAGTTAAAACCCCGGCAGAGATTTGAGAGTCAATAAACTCGTTAAAATCTTTATCTCTTATGGTGTTTTCCAAGTCTTGCAATTTCTTTGCAAGTTCATCTTTTCCTGCCGCCTGATCTTTAAATTTTGCAAGTTCAATATTTAAATTTTTGACCTGTGTTTTTAATTCTTTTATTGTGTCTTTGTTTTGTGCTTTTTCCTTAAAATCAGCGACCTGTTGTTTTAAATCAGCGATTGTATTTTTTAATTCTTCTATATCTTCAGTCTCTGTTTCATCTTCTGTCTGAGTTTCAAAGATATAGGTTTCTGATTCGCCTTCTTTAAATTCAACCGGCTCCATTCCTTTTACTTGAGGGATTGATGCACCCAAGAAAGAAACAGCCTTTAAATATGGCTTTTTACCTTCTAACTCTCTGTATATTTCAACAGAAATTTTTTTATACTTACCCTTATTAACAAATTCTTTTAAATCGTCTGATAAATCTTTAAAAGAAGCCTTAAGCATTCCGTCTTCCTCTTTTAATTTATCAACCCAACCATAAGCCGGCCCCTTCTGTTCGTGATCCAAAGTAATAGGTGCTTCGCAAAAACTCGGATCATAATTCTTGGCAAGTTCTTGCACCTCTTCCTTTGTAAATTTTCCCTGTGGGTAGTTTCCGGCTTTAAAAACCTCAAAATACTTCATAAAACTCTCCATCATTTTTGTGTAATAAACTTTTCTTTTTCTGATGGCAGTATAATCGCCATTGCAAATCACTCTCAAATTGCAATGGCAAGAGATTTTTTCTAATCCGAACACAAGTGAAATAATCTCTTGCAACGACAAGTTGAAAAATACAAGTCGCAGAAGTTATCTTTGAAGTAAAAGAAAAGGCGAAAAGCCTCTTTTCTCTTTCGTTTTAGAAAGGAATGACTATGGAAACATCTATTATGTTAAAGCTATTTGAGAGTATTGGATTCCCTGCTGTGATTTTTGTAATTTGGTACATTTACCACCAAGCACAGGTTAAAACCTTTGAAAAAATCATTGCAAACAATTTTGAGATCTTAAAAGATTTGGTTGAAACAAACCAATATAGCGCAACTGTGCTATCAAGAATCGAAAGTAAAATCGATTCAAATGTTTGGTGTCCCGTATTAAAAAGAGAGATTTCAGGCTAATGGATATTGAGAGAATTCAACTAAAAGGACAACTGTCCGAGGCTAAATCTAAATTTAAACATCTTGATACGGAGGCGGCAGGTCTTGTTATACTAATTCGTTCATTGTTGAACCCCTTTGAAGAAGACACTCTAAAACTTGAAGTCGAAAAGGCATCCGTTGCTTTTAATCGACTTCAAGAGGTGTTCGGGGAAATGCAGACTCTAAATACTAAAATTCAAAAGTTGGAGGATTACTTTGGCTAAGAATGAAGTTTTATTGTCTAATGCAGAACGGCTCTATGTTGTAGATCAACTTACGATTGAAGAGGTTGCTCAAAAAGTCGGTGTAAACGAAAGAACAATTCGCAGATGGAAGACAGATCATAAGTGGGACTTAAAAAAAGAACAATATTTAAGTACAAAAACAATGTTCCATGAAGAGCTTTATAACTTCGCTCGTAAACTTATGACCTCTATTGAATATGACATTGACAACAACGAGAAAGTTGATCCCGGCAGAATGTTTGCATTTACAAAAATGCTTCCGTTAATTACCAAAATCAAAGAGTACGAAGACGGAATAATAAATAAACCTGCAAAAGAAGAAAACAAAGGAATTACTCCTGACTTTGTGAAGTTGATTGAAACTGAAATTTTAGGGATGAAATCAAGTGAAGAATAATTATTTTTTACCCTATCAAGAAAGATGGCTTAACGATAAGTCCAAAATAAAAATTTGGGAGAAGTCACGCCGTATTGGTGCGACATACGTTCAAAGCTACGAAGATGTCAGGGATTGTGTTAATAAAACAGTCCCTGCTGTTTGGTTTTCATCAGCTGACGAATCTGCCGCTAAAGAATATATTGATTACTGCGAACAATGGGTTAAATTGTTCCACATCACCGCTAAAAGGTTGGGTGAAGTGATTATTGATAACGACAAAGATATAAAAGCCTTTGTTATTCAATTTTCAAACGGTACAAAAATACACGCTCTTTCATCTAATCCAAAAGGCTTCCGTTCTAAAGGTGGGAAAGTTGTTTTAGATGAATTCGCTTTTCATAATAATCCCGAAGAGCTTTGGAAAGCGGCACGCCCTTGTATAACTTGGGGCTATCCTTTGAGGATATTATCAACTCACAACGGTCAAAACTGCTTATATTACAAGTTTATAGATCAGGTTTTGAAGGGTAAATTAAAATGGTCTCATCATAAAACACCGATTCAGCTTGCTGTTTCTGAAGGTCTTGTTGATAGAATTTACCAAAGAAAAACCACCCCTGAAGAACAACAGGAGTGGATGAAAAATGAAGAAGACAACTGTTTTGATGAATACACTTGGTTGCAAGAATATTGTTGTATAGCAGTTGATGAGGCTTGCGCCTTTTTACCTTATGACCTTATTTCAACCTGTGAATTGGATGATGTTTTAAGACCTTTATCTGAAATCAAAAACGATATGTTTGTCGGAATGGATGTCGGTCGTAAAAAGGATTTAACTGTAATTTGGGTGTTAGAAAAATTAGAGAATATTTTATACACTCGTAGTGTTATTGAACTGGTTAAAATGCCATTTCATAAACAAGAAGAGATTTTATCGGAGGTGTTATCCTGCAAACCATTCAGAAGATGTTGTCCTGATTCGACCGGGATCGGGATGCAATTATCCGAAAATGCACAAATAAAATTCGGCAAATATAGAGTTGAGCCGATTATGTTCACTAACAGAATCAAAGAGGAAATGGCATACTGCCTCCGTACCCACTTTGAAAACAGAACGGTTTTTATTCCTAAAACTCACGAAATTAGAGAAGACTTGCACTCAATTCGCAGAATAACAACAACTGCAAACAATATCCGTTTTGATGCTGACCATTCAGATAACGGACACGCTGATCGCTTTTGGGCATTGGCTCTTGCTCTGCATGCCGCCGGAAACGGAACTGGTGAAATACATATTTCATCAAGACAAAAATTTGAAACCTTAAAACTCGTAAAAGACTTTTAAGGGCTCTTAAATTAATTTGACTCACATGTTATTGCACCAACCCCTAAAAATTAAAATTAAAAGAAATTAAAAAGGTTTTAAACAACATTTAACATCACCCTAAAAGGAAAAATTATGGCAAAAAAATTATCAGATGAAATTGCAACTCGAAAAAGAAGTATAAATTTTTATTCATTAGGTTCATATTTACCTGATCCCGACATCGTTCTGCGTAAACAAGGCAAAGATGTAAAAATTTATAGGGAATTATTTTGTGATCCACACGTTTTTGCGTGCATTCAATCAAGAAAAGCCGGTGTTTTATCTCTTGAATGGGAAATAAACAGAGGCTTGGATAAGGCAAAAGATGCCGAATTGGTTGAAGATTTACTTAAAAAACTTGATATTCATAAACTAATTAATGACATTTTAGATGCTACATTATTCGGTTTTCAACCCATAGAGATTATGTGGGGTAAGGTTGGCAATTACGTTTTACCACTTGAATTAAAAGCAAAACCTTCAGAATGGTTCTGTTTTGATGAGGAGAATCTTTTAAAATTCAGAACTAAAGAACACTATTGGGGAGAAGAATTACCTCCTAAAAAGTTCTTATGTCCTCAAAATAATCCAAGTTACGACAACCCTTATGGAGAAAGAGTTCTTTCTCGTGTTTTTTGGCCGGTGACATTTAAGAAAGGTGGTCTTAAATTTTGGGTAGTATTTACAGAAAAATACGGAATCCCTCACCTTATAGGTAAGCACCCTCGTGGCGCAACAAAAGAAGAAACAGATAAACTCGCTGATTTATTAGAAGAGATGATACAAGATGCTATTGCGGTTATTCCTGACGATTCATCTGTTGAAATTCAAGAAGCTAATAAATCATCCTCTGCTGAGATATTTGAAAAACTAATAGATAAAATGAATTCAGAAATATCAAAGGCAATTCTTGGACAAACACTAACAACTGAAATTGGTGCGACAGGAAGTTATGCCGCATCAAACACGCATATGGCTGTCCGTCAGGATATCATTGATGCAGATAAAAAACTGGTTGAAAAAACTATAAATCAGTTAATTCGATGGATTTATGAAATCAATTTTGCAAACGCAGAAGTCCCTGTTTTTGAACTTTACGAGCCTGAAGATGTTGATTTAACTTTGGCTCAACGAGATAAAATTCTCTCTGACACAGGTGTTAAATTTACAAAGGAATATTTTATTAAAACCTATGGCTTGGAAGAAGAGGACTTTGATATTAGGGAAGATATTATTCCTGTAAATCCTAATTTTAAACAATTCAGCGAACAAGAAGAACATCTTCTCCCCGGACAAGCACAGATTGAGAATTTGTATAAATTCATAACTGAAGGAGAGTTGAATAAACAATCTCAAAATATGCTTGCGCCACTTATAGATTTATTTGAAAGTTGTGAGAATTACGAGGAAGCCTTTGAATTACTCACAGATAAGAACCTGCAAAGTAAAAAATTTGAAGAGACGATACAAAAGGCTTTATTCCTGTGCGAATTACAGGGTAGAGCAGATGGACTTGATGAGGATTAATTATGGCATCCATTTCCCCTGAAGAATACGCAATGAAGAGAAACTTTCTAAAACAACGGCAGAGCTTGCCTTTACATTTAAAAATTGAACTGTCAAAGAATAGAATTAAGCAATTTTATGAGCATTTTGACGGCAAAGTTTATGTATCTTTCTCCGGCGGAAAGGATTCAACGGTTTTGTTGCATCTTGTCCGTTCTCTTTATACTGAAGTCCCTGCGGTTTTTGTGGACACAGGACTTGAATATCCTGAAGTTCGTCAGTTTGTAAAACAAACCGAAAATACAATTACAATCAGACCGAAAATTACATTCAAACAAGTGTTGGAACAATACGGCTATCCTGTAATTAGTAAAGAGGTCGCAAAAGTTATCGAAGAAAGCCGTAGGAATCCTGACGGATATACAAAAAAGAAGTTTGATCCAAATAGCGATTATGTAAAAAGATATGGCACTCATTATTGTATGACAAAATGGCAATTCCTCCGAGACAGCGACATTCCAATTTCAGCGAAATGTTGTCAGGTTATGAAAAAGACACCTGCAAAAAAATTTGAGAAAGAATCAGGACTTAAACCATTTATAGCAACAATGGCGGCAGAAAGTAACTTAAGAAAGACTGAGTATCTTAAAAAAGGATGCAATTCTTTTAATTCCGATCGTCCTGCTTCCACTCCTCTTGGTTTTTGGACAGAACAGGACATTTATCAGTACATAAAAGAGTTTGATGTTCCGTACTGTTCCGTTTATGGAGATATCCTGCAAGACAATAAAGGTAAATATTACACGACAAAGGTTGATCGTACAGGATGTATGTTTTGTATGTTCGGTGTGCATCGTGAAAAATCCCCGAATAAATTTGAAAAAATGAGAGAAACACATCCAAAGTTACACGATTATTGCATCAACCAATTAGGCTGTGGCAAAGTTTTAGACTTCTTGGGGGTACGCTACTGATGATTCAATTAAAATCATTATTTAAACTCGCTCCTGCGATGGCTATTAAATACTTTAAAAACAAAAACAATAAGTTCTCTTGGGACTGGTACGAATTATGGCAAGATGCACATAAAAAATCTTTCACAGTCGCTAAAGCAATGAGAGAAGACATCTTAAAAGACATCCGTTCTGCCCTTGAAAAAGCACTTACAGAGGGAAAAACCTTCAGAGAATTTTCAAAGGAACTCAAACCAACTCTTCAAAAGAAAGGTTGGTGGGGAGAGCAGATAGTGGTTGATAGTCAGGGTGTCGCAGAAAAAGTTCAGCTTGGCTCAATGTACCGCCTGAAAACGATTTATTCGGTTAATATGCAGACGGCATATCAAACAGGAAGATATAAAACTCAATATGAGAATGTGGATAACAGACCGTATTGGGAATACGTTGCGGTTATGGATGCCTCGACACGACCTGAACACGCAATGCTTAACGGACTTATTTATAGATATGATGATCCCTTTTGGCAGAGCTTTTACCCTCCGAATGGTTGGAGGTGCAGATGCAGAGTAAACGCTCTTTCTGATTACAACTTGCAAAAGAAACAACGAACGGTTAGTTCTTCATCCGGCACACTATCGGAGGAATTGGCTCTCGTTTCTAAAAAGTCAGGAGAGTATAAGCCGGTTACAGTTTACACAGATCCTCTGACTGGTAAACGTGTCGCACCTGATGTCGGGTGGAGTCATAACCCTGCAAGCGGTTTAATTGACGATTAAATGATAGTTAAAAATAATTTAAAAGGAGTTTAAAATGACAACAGACAAAAAATGCTTAATTAATTGGGTTGGTGGTAAAAGATTATTACGCAAGACTATTGCGCCACTTATTCCTAAAGATATAAAGTCATATATTGAGCCATTCGGAGGCGGTGGTTGGGTTCTATTTTATAAAGACAGATGGGCAGACTTAGAGATTTATAATGATCTTGATGGCAGACTTGTAAACCTCTTCCGTATTGTAAAATACCATCCGAACGCATTTAAAGAAGAGTATAAATATCTGCTTGGTTCAAGAGATATGTTCTTCCAATTCCTGAATGGAACGTTTATTACTGATATTCAAAAGGCTGTCCAATTCTACTTTATTATTACACGTTCTTTTGGAGGTAAAGGTTCGTCTTTTGGTACGGTTAAAAAATCCTCCGGCGGTGCAAGTAAATCTCAAAAGAATGTATTAGATAAGATTGATGCAATTCACGAAAGACTTGATAAAGTTATGATTGAAAATCGTGACTTTGAAACTCTTATTAAGCAATACGATTTTGAAGATGCATTTTTCTATTGCGATCCACCGTATTCTCAAGGCTGTGGTTATGATGTAACTTCAACCAAAGACTTTGACCACGAACGCTTAAGAGAAGTATTAGGCAATATCAAAGGCAGATTTTTACTTTCATACGATGATTCCCCTAAAATCAGAGAATTATATAAAGGCTTTGAGATGATAGAAGTTGAAAGATTAAACGGGATTAACAACCGCTCTGATGTGGAAAATCGCAAAAAGATTTTCAGGGAATTGTTGATTGCTAATTACCCAATTAAGGAACTTCATGAGCGACAAACCGATAGAGATTGAATTTGATAATAAAGAAGTCCACGAAAAACTTCTTGATCTTGCAAAAAAGACTGAGAACCTGCGC